GCAGTGGCAGGATGGGAGGTTGCAATACGATGTGGATGCAATTTTAAGCAAAGTGGCAGCTGAACGAAATCCACTCATCTTAAAACACGCTACCACCATTGCCAAATGGTGGGTAGTGGAGCTTTGCAATGCCGATGTGATCTATGAGCAAACAAAGGAACGATATGATCGTGCCGTAGCTTGGCTCAACAAATTGGCAAATGGTGATGTAAACCTAAGTTCGTTACCTCAAATTGATAATGAATTAAGCACCAAAGAGCCTTTTAGTTTTGGCTCACGCAAAAAATTTAATCACGAATAATTATGAGCAGTAGAAAACATAGAACAAAAAAGCAATCGCATAATCTGGCTTTAAAAACAAATGCAGCCGCCCCAAAATATACCGCTACAATTGCCCCAAAGGCAGTGGCGAGCACTCGTAAAGATATTGCCAGTTGGAAAACTGCCGAAAAATTAACCAACCTGGTAGATCTTCCAAAGTGGTATTTAATTCAACAGCTTTTTAAGGAAATCAAGCTGGATGCATTATTGACTTCACAATTACAAAACCGCCAATTAAAAGTATTGGCAGAACGTATTGTACTTAAAAAAGCCAATGGGGATGTAGATGAGGAGCAAACAAAATTGGTTAACAATTCCAAGTTTACCAATGAAATCAACAAACACATTTTGGACAGTGTTTTTAATGGACATTCATTAATTGAATTGTCTTTAAACATTGAAAAAGTACTTCAGGTAGACTTATTGCCCAGGGAAAATGTAGATCCCAGAAACGGAAGGTTATATCCCGATTATACTGAAGATACATTTACCCCTTACCGTGAAGTTGCAGAATACGGTACCTGGTTGTTGGAGTTTGGAGCCAAGGGCAATTTAGGCTTGTTGAACAATGCAGTTCCCCACATATTATTTAAACGTTTTGCACAAAGTTGCTGGAGTGAATTGTGCGAGATCTACGGAATTCCGCCAAGGGTCATGAAGACAAACACGCAAGATCCTGCAATGGTAAAACGTGGGGAAACGATGATGAAAGATATGGGCGCAGCCGCTTGGTTTATTATTGATGAAAGTGAAAGCTTTGAATGGGCAAAAGGCGTGAACACCAATGGGGATGTGTACAGCAATTTAATGACATTTTGCAACAATGAAATTTCATTGTTAGTTACAGGAGCTGTTATTGGGCAAGATACTCAAAACGGTAGCAGGTCTAAAGACGAAAGCGGTCAGGAAATGTTAAATACTTTATGTGATAGCGATTTGCGATTGTTGGAACAAGCTTGGAATACCACCGTTATACCTGCACTCATAAAAATAGGGGTTTTAAAAGGAGATCTCACCTATGGATATGAACAAACCGAAGATTTATCGCAACTATGGACAATGACCAAGGAATCCTTGCCTTATTTTGATGTGAAGCCGGAATGGGTAAAAGAGAAGTTTGGAGTTGAAGTAATTGGGAAACGAGAAGTGCCAAAGCAGCAAAACACCCTTAGTCTTGGCGCGGATTTTTTCGACTAAGCCCTAAAGGTTACTTTGGGGCATTGCACGGCAGGCTATCGCATTTGTATAATTGCACTTGTGGCCATTGCAACCATCAACAACAGGATTTACAGTTAGCCTTAAATCCTAAGTTTAAAAGGCTTTTAAAGACCGTTGAAAAGGCTTTTAAAAGGCTGCACAAAAAAGGAAGTTACCACCCGGACGATTTAAAAGATGTACCGGAATACCAGGACATCATAATTCAAACCAACGGGTTTTTATCCAGGGCGCTTTCTGATAATGAAATTAGCGATTCTATGCGCAAAAGCCTGGAAGAGGATATATTCCTATTTTCAGGATTAAAAACGCACGCACAATTATTTGAAGCTTCGAGGCTGCTGCTTACCGAAGACAAGAAAATCAAGAGCTTCTCCCAGTTTTCAAAAGATGTCTCCAGCATTAAAAAAAACTATAACGAAAATTACCTGGAGGCAGAATATGACTTTGCGGTAGGTAGTGGTTTAATGGCAGAGCGATGGGAGAACTTTACTGATGGTGATCGCTATTATCTTCAGTACAGAACTGCCAATGATGATAAGGTGAGGGATAGCCATCAGGCACTTCATAATACAACCCTGCCAAAGAATGATCCTTTTTGGGATCTCTTCTTTCCTCCAAATGGTTGGCGCTGCCGATGTACGGTAGCTGAAGTATTGGCTTACTTAAATGATTTAAGTGATGCCGTGAAAGCTCATAAATCTGGAAAAAGCGCAACATACCAGGAGAGCAAAAACGGTAAGAACAAACTGGAAATTTTCAGGTTTAATCCGGGCAAACAAAAAGTGGCCTTTCCGCCAAAGCATCCCTACCATAAAGTAGCGGGAGCAGCTAAGGCAAAGCCTATTATTAATACTATTAAGAAGAACATAAAATAACAAATGAAACTTATGGGAAAGAAAATATGTCAATTCGAAGACACAATTGAAAGAATCGGTTTTCATTTTCATTGTGAAGGTTGCAATTCTGCACATGGTGTAATTGTCGAAAGCAAAACTTCTCCTGTTTGGGGCTTTAATGGCAATGAGGAGAAACCAACCTTCACCCCTTCGGTTTTGGTTCGCTGGGTATCTATGCCGAATGATCCTGAAAGAGATGCCAAAGGAAACTACGTATTAGGTGCAGACGGAAGAATAAAAGGCGCTAAAGATGAAGTTTGTCATTCATTTGTTACTGATGGAAAAATCAGGTATTTGAATGACTGTACTCATCATTTAAAAGGTCAAACCGTGGAATTATTAGATTTTTAATTTATGGATTTTAAAGATGTGGTTAAAAATATTGTGGATGATGTAGCTGTAGATCTCACACAGGAGTTTGACCGTAACTTTGAGAGGAAGGCATTTTTTAACAAGAAATGGCCTGAAACCAAACATACCTATAGCCGGGGATCTTTACTTGATAGGAGCGGGAAATTAAGGAGGAGTATCAATAAAACCAATACCGGGCATTCCATAAGTTGGAAGAGCTCTCTTCCATATGCCAGTATCCACAATGAAGGTGGAGAAATAGAAGTTACCGCCAAGATGAAAAGCTACTTTTGGGCAATGTTCTATAAGGCAAACGGAGCAGCTAAAGGTAACAAAGGCGGTAAAAAAAGAATAGAGAAACTTTCCGGGGAAGCTGCCAAATGGAAGGCCATGGCATTAATGAAAGTTGGTACCATAATGAAGATTGATCAACGGCAATTCATAGGATGGGATCCCCAAGTGGATAGGCGGGTACAACTCATCGTAAACCACAATATGGAAGAGGTAGGAAAAACAATTAAAAAGAACTTAAAGCAATGAAAAACATAATCGATAATACTCAGGCAAAACTCCTGTTAATACCGGGATTTAAATATGTTGATGAAGATTGGGGGCAATTGGATTATTACAGTCCTAACTTTCCGGTGCAATGGCCTTGTGCTTTAATAGATATCACCAATGCCGCTTATAGTGATATTGGGAAAGATCGTGCAAAGGATCCACAGCAACGACAAATGGCAGACTGTTACCTAACGCTTAGTATTGCCGATTTAAAATTGACAAATTCCAGTGGTCACGCCCCGAAGCCTCAAAAGGACAATGCCAGGTCTATTTGGCAATTGATAGAGGCGGCTCACACGGCACTTCACGGATGGAACCCTGAGGTATTTGCCGGGAAATTAATAAGAAGGGGAATGCAACGTGTAAAAAGGGATGATGGGGTGAAGGAGTATAGGTTAACCTATAGCTTTAGCATAACCGATGTTTAACTAAAGATGGAAAGCTGGCTATCTTCCAAAGCCTTGATCTCTTTTAGTTCTTTGTTGACAGAGGTGCCAAGAATGGTATATAAGGTAGTTCTGGAAATTGCATATCTGGGATAGATATACTTACGCCATACTGTCATTACAGAATTATCTTCTGTCTTGTGTTCGTGATAAAGCCCTAAAACCAGTTGGTAGCGAAGAAGCTTATTCTTTTGAGTGCCAATCTCTTGTTTCTGACGTTTTGTCATACACAAACATAAAACAAAATAATTAAAGCAGCAATATTATCACATAAAAAAAC